GTCACAAGGCAGGCTTTGCAGTTCGTGAGAGCTGCGATGGCAGAAGACTACGCGCTTTTAAAGGCGCGTGGTATTGATGCTGAGGGTCCCGTCTCCATGTTGAAAAGTGAATTTTGTATTGTTCACGGCTCACGTGGTTTAACGGTTCCAAAAAACGCTAAAACTGATCGTTTCATCGCGGCCGAGCCGAGCGGGAATGTATTTATCCAGCTTGGTTATGGCTCGTTGTTGCGCAGCTGCCTGCAGCGTTGCGGTATTAACCTGGACGACCAAACAGTCAACCAGGTGCTTGCTAAATTAGCAGTCGATCTTGGTCTAGCGACCATTGATTTGAAGGCAGCAAGCGATACCATTTGTAGGGAGTTGGTCTGGCTACTTCTCCCGTTTCGTTGGGCCATGGCACTTGACAGTGCCCGGTCTCACATGATGCTAGTTAAGGGAAAGTGGGTTGCCTTGGAGAAGTTTTCCTCTATGGGCAACGGCTTCACCTTCGAGCTTGAAACCCTCATATTTTGGGCTCTTACTCAAGCAGTGTGTGATGTTGAAAAACTCGACGGCCGCGTTTCTGTCTATGGGGATGATATTATATGCCCGGTTGATGCAGTGCCAATACTCGCGGAGGTGATGGATTTTTGTGGCTTTACGGTTAACACCAAGAAGTCGCACGTCATCGGTTTATTCCGTGAATCATGCGGTACTCACTACTTTAAAGGCTCAGATGTTACACCTATTTATCAGAAAGAATGCCTCGTTACTGTTGAAGCTTATTATCGCTTCCATAATCGCTTGGCATACCATGCCTCTGACCGCGGAACAGCTTGCGGAACTACTCTCCTTTGTGATAAAAAACTAAGGGAAGCAGTTCGTATTGCAGGTGAAGCTCGCGAGAAATTAGAGGTACCACATTTACTCCCGTACCAACGGGATGTGGTGAGCAGAACGCTTGATGGGGGTTGTGTTACTGATTCCCGTAGTCTCAAGCCTAAGTTTAGTGGAGATAGGTTTTATGTGAAGGCGTGGTGCTTTACGCCCACGCATGTCATAGCGAACCAATCAGCGGTTTACGCTGTCCACCTGAGAACGACAAGACACATACGTAAAGCTGAAACGGGGTACCTCCGAATGAAAAATCGAGAGGATCACGTCGTGAACGCTAAGCAGTGGGTTTATCGTCTTAAGGAGGCAGGTTGTTACAAAGCCATCGGTCCTGAATTAGCCTTACCCTTCACAGGGGAGGTGACGCTCAGAGGTCGAGGGAAGTTGTCGACGAAACGTCGATCGTTCTCACACGTTTGTGACGTGCGCTGGGTTTGATGCCGAGAGGCTAAAACACAGTGATGGGGAGGTTTGTACCTCTTAAAATTTCCG